GGCGTTGCGGACGAAACAGACTTCACTAGCGCGTGTTGCTGCGGCTCGAGGAATTGACCGTGACGACCTGTTGCGTGAAATCCAAGAAGATGAGGCGGCAGCGGCCAAATTGGACTTGACGTTAGATTATAACACATCTAACACTAGCACAAACGAACCATCAAAAGACGATGAAGATGACACAACTAGCCAAAGTCCGGTCAAAAGCTGATTTACAGTCGCTCAAACGTGACGACGCCAAATCAGTAAAGCGAACTATTGAGGAAGACGGCACTGTCGTATTTCCTCTCTCATCAGAGGAGCCTTACTCTCGGTGGTATTGGGAGCATGGGGAACTCGATGAAATCTTGTCTCACGATACTAAGGCGGTTGACCTGTCTTTTCTTAATTCTGGTCACGCTCCGTTATTGGATAGTCACAGATCGCATAGTGGGTTGGCATTTCAAATCGGTGTTGTGAGAGAGGCGTGGCTCGAGAATGATCGTGTTTATGTACGCGCCGCTTTCTCCAATCGTGACGAGGCACAGGCTGTCAAGAAGGACGTTGCCGAGGGTATCATCAGCAATGTCTCTGTCGGCTACCAGATTGACCGTTATGAGGTTGATGAGGACGCAAAAACATTTACCGCTACGCGGTGGAAGCCTACTGAGGCTTCATTTGTACCAATTCCCGCTGACACTACTGTTGGTGTAGGAAGAAACGCAGAAAGAAAGGGAGGCAACATCATGCCCAAAGCTGCAAAACTACCCGGAGTGGGCGATGATGCTCCTACCGAAGAAGAACGCGCCGAGGCGCTGACAACTACTCTTGACGAGATTTCGGCCCTAGCGTCCGAACACAATATGGGTGACATTGGTCGTTCATACGTGAAGGGTGTGCTCGAAGTGGGCGGTACACCGTCACTCGCAATGTTCAAAGGCATTGTGGCGTCCAAATTGCCAGAAGGAAAGCCGTTGGTTAATACCGATGTCGGTCTGACTGACAATGAGCGTAAAGACTTCTCACTTACCAATATCGCTCGTCATTACGATGGTGAAGGTGGTACGCGCGAACACGCTGCGTTTGAACTGGAAGTCAGTGAAGCGGCCCGTAAAATTCAGTCAAAGGCGGGTATCACCGACCACGGTGGATTTGTCCTTCCAACAGAGGTTCTTCGTCATTACAGTGATTTCACGGTTAATGGTGTTAACAGCACAGAACTCTCACGCATGACGGGTCAACGCGCCCCGATTTCGACCACTTCCAACCCCAACATCCAAACAACAGATCACCTTGCGGGGTCGTTCATCGACAATCTTCGCAATGTCACGGCTGTTCTTCAAGCCGGTATGTTTATGATGGACGGGCTTGACAATAATGTCGAAATCCCCGGAGCGGATCAGAACGCGGAAGTATTCTGGTTGCAAGCGGAAGACGACGAAGTTGCTGAGACGAACCTCACGCAACGTCTCGTCACCCTGTCACCGAAAGACCTTGGTGCTTTCATCCACTTCACACGCCGCATGTTGCAACAGAACACTGTCTCTGTTGAGAACTTGGCGCGTATGGACTTGTTGATCGCACACAGTCTTGGCATTGATTGGGCGGCTCTTTACGGTGACGGTCTTCTCGGTAAACCGACAGGTATCACGAATACTGCCGGTATCGGCTCTGTCACCTTCGCAGGTGCCATTCCGACGCGAGGAGAGATCATCGATCTCCGCACTGCAATCGCGGCAACGAACCGTGGTCGTGACGTTAACTATCTCGGCAACTCAATCATGGTTGGTGACTTGCAGAAGACCGACGTTCAGCCGGGAGCGCCTACGGGTCAGTTCTTGATGAATAACGTTTGGTCGGCAACGGTTTCCGCGAGAGCAACCAGATCACTGACGGCGACCTAATCTGTGGCGCATTCGGTGATGCTATCCTCGGCATGTGGGGCGGTCTGCAACTGGATCGTTCAACAGAGCAACGCTTCTTACGCGCAGGCATCACGCTTCGGTCTATTCAGACTGTCGATGTCGCAGTTCGCCGCGTCGGTTCATTCGCTCTCGGTAACGACGGCGTATAATAACGGATAACAGTTGACGGGGCTCGTCCCCGTCGCTAACGTGTATAAAATTGATGGAGAATATCATGGCTGATGCCAAAAAAGAACTACCAAATATCAAGGCACTCAAAGAGTACCGTCTCAAAGGCAAGGCTATTGTCGTGGGTCAGGTCGTGTCTAAGAAAGATTTTGATAACAAGTCCGATTGGCGCGTTATCTGTAACATGAAGCCGAACCCTCGCGGCGTTGAGACTGACGATAAGGTCGGTATGCCGAAAGACGAGAAGGCTTCTACTAAGGGTAAGACGAAAGTCCCCGGCACGTAATTCACATCTCTCTGACGTGATAAACTAGCCCCGCTCGTTTTCTTCGGGTGGGGTTTTTTAATAGGTGATAAATGCCCGCAGATTTCCTGATACAAGACCTTGATATAATTCTCAGCCCGGAAGTGTTCGGTGAGGACGATGTGAAGTGGAAGGGTAAAACCATTGATGAAGTCATCTTTGACGATGAGGACGTTGAGGTGCAGATGGGTGAGGGTGTCGCAGAGATCATCCAACAACCGATGCTCACCGGTAAGACCCATGACTTCATCGGCATTACCGATAACGATGAAGTTACGGTGGGTAGTGAGAAGTTCACTATCAAGAACTGGAAGAAGGACGGCACGGGCGTCATCGAAGTCTTCCTCGAGAGGACGTAATGGCGCACGTAAGAACACAGCTTAGAGAGGCGTTCAAAGACGTTCTCACAGCGGCCCTGCCGAGCAATGAGTATCGCATCTTCGCGTCCCGCAAATCAGCGCTCAATCACATATCAGACATAGCCACTGTGGACATGAGGTTTCTCAATGACCAGACGCGACAGGGAGAGACTATGCGGCGTGACGACACGTATGCCCGCATTCACATCCCTAGTCTGTACATACGTGTGCAGTGCAGTGCCACCGAGGAGACGATTGATAATGTCCTCGACGCGCACGAGGTTCGTATCGTGGCGGCCATCGAAGCGCATGATTGGAGTGATCTTCTCGAAGAGGAGCCTGAACTCGTTCAGACCAACTTCTCTGATGATGGTACGACGGGTCGTATTCTTGGCGCTATTGTCTTGCGTTATGATTTAGAATACCGTATCAACAAAAACGATCCTGAACAAGTAATCGATTAGCATGGGAGATTAAGCATGGCTCGGTACAAAGGTAAAGACGGCGCAATTCAAGTTGGTGCCGCCTCGGTTGGTGAAGTCGAGAGTTTTGATGTCGAATTGACGGTCAATGAGATTGACGCAAATGTTATGGGGAATGATTTCACGGATGTGTGTCCCGGACAGAAGTCTGTCTCGGGATCACTGTCTGTTTTGACAGACCCCGCAGACCCCGGACAAGCGCCTCTCATAGAGGGTGACACAGTCGCCCTTACGCTGTTCCCGACAGGCAACACGACAGGGCTTTTAGAATTGTCCGGTGACGCCATGATTACGTCAGTCGGTTATTCCACCTCGGTCGGTGATCTGGTCAAGACCAGTTACAATTTCCGCAATCAGGGTGACTGGCAGCGCGGAACGGTAGCTTAAGATGAATATCTCAGATTTACTTAAGGCTGAGATCGCGTCTCAGAACGAGGACACTCGAGAATGGACAGGTAAGATTGGTGGCGAGGAAGTCACGCTTTATACCACACCCATCTCCCCGTATGACACTAAAATCGTCACAGGCAAGTTTCCTAACTTTGAGATGAGCCCGTCAGCCGCAGCGATGTGTTATTTGATATGTCACAAGGCGACGGACAAGGATGGTAACAAGGTGTTCAACAAGGACAAGGATGCTCGTTATATGGAGCGTCTGCCAATGGAGTTCACGTCTGAAATATCACAGGCTCTTTTTGGTGATGACTTTGAAGAAGGTGATCTCGATTTGGACAAACTGGAAAAAAACTCCTAGCCGACCCTGATCGACTGATATGTTTCAGGGTCGCTTTTGAGATCGGGATCGATGTTGATGTGGTTTACCGTTGGTCGACCAAGAAGGTTTACGAACACGCAGCCTTCCTCAATATATGCAAGAAAGAAGCTGATTAAATGTTGAAAGGTGCTAACTTCCAGTTCTCTGCGACGAACCGTGGTGGTGCCGCCATGTCTTCTTTCGAGAAGGGGTTGAAAAACGTCAAGAAGGCTCAGGACAAAGTAAGACGCTCCAACGGCGGCTTCATGAAAGGTATGAATGCGAACCGTCGCATCATCCAACAGGTCGGTTTCCAAGTTTCTGACCTTGGTGTCCAAATTGCCGGTGGTCAATCCGCGCTCTTGGCACTCACACAGAACGTGCCCCAAGTCGTGCAGATGTTCGGTGCATGGGGTGGTATTCTCGCGGGCCTCATCACCCTCATGGGTACGTTCGCGATACTACTGGTGAAATCCGGTAAAGGCTTTGCTGACATCGCACCCATGCTCGGCATCACGCGGGAAGAATTGGCCCAACTCGGTGCAGTGCTGAACCGCGTCAAAGAACGGATGATAGACTTCGCCAATGTGATTATAAATAATCTTGATGTCCTGATGATCTCCCTCACACTGTATGCCGCTTTCCTGACGGGCCGTTTCGTTACGGCATCCATAGCAAGCGGTAAGGCCACGATGTTCTTCGGCAAGTCTCTCATCTTCTTACGCAAGATGCTCGTCCGCACAGGCATAGGCGCGTTGATCGTCACCATGGGTTACATGGTCGAGCGATTGTTCACGCTCAAAAAGGCCACAGGGTCTCGGGCCGCCACCATAAAACTATTGGGTGACGTTGCCAAACAGACGTTCGGGCAGATACCAGTGTTTTTGACCGCGATGAATTTCAAGTTCAAGGCTGCGACGACTGACATGGCCGCCGCGTGGAAAGAGTTTTTGGTGGGTGCGACCATCGTCCTGACCACATGGGCCAACAATGTGATAGGCAAGATTGTCGGCACCGCCAAATCCACTGTCGATATCCTCAAAGGCGCTGCGACTGCGGCGTCAGCACTTGTTCGTGGTGACATCACGACGGCAGCGACTATAGGCAGCACCATTGGTGCCGCCACGAAGAAGAATTTTGAAGAGGCCTTGGATAAGACTTATGTGAGCGGTGGATCGGTCGTGGAACGGTTGGTCGGTGAAGCCGGTCAGTTGAAAGAGGCGTCCAACAAACTCTCTGTCCTCGGTGACAAGCTTTTCGGCTCTGCGGCGAATGCGATACCCGCATGGGCCGAGTTGAAGCGTCTCATGGCGAGCGTTCAAGGTGACGATTTTGACATCAGGAATGTTTTTGGTGAGGGTGGTAAAAAGAAAGGTCTGTCAGAGGCCGAGAAGAAGAGGCTCGAGGACTACAAGCGCCGCATGAGAATAGAGCAGAAGTGGTTGGTCAAGCGTCTCAAAGAAGACAATCGCTCATGGGAACAGGCCAATGCGAAGAGGTTGGCTGACCACAAGCGCCGCATGTCCGCAGAGCAGAAGATATTGGTTGCCAAGTTCAAGTTGGAGAACAAGCTGTGGGAAGAACAACAGGAGCGTATCGCCAGAATACGTGATCGGTTCAAGGATAGTTTCAAAGACATGTTCAAGGGGCTCGTCACGGGCAGCCTGTCCTTGAAAGATGCTGTCGTCAATGTTTTGTCGGCCATAGCCAACCGCGCCGCAGAGATGGCGGCCAGTGGGATTTTTGATGCCATCTTCAAGCCGGGAAGTTTCGGTGGGTCAGGCAATGGTCTTTTCAGCGGCCTAGCGAGTTTTGCTGCCAAGATATTCTCATTTGATGGCGGTGGTTTCACGGGCCAAGGCTCTCGCTCAGGCGGTGTTGACGGGAAGGGTGGTTTCCCGGCCATATTGCATCCCAACGAGACGGTCGTGGATCACACCAAGACGCAGCGCAACAAAAATCATGGTGACATGAGCCGTATCGGAATGGGTTATCAGCCCGCCAATGACA